TAATAAAGTTTTCTTGTCTTAGTTCAGTGTAGAAGTAAGATCGTATATCATCAGTTTTTATCATATCATAACTAATCATTACATTTTACCTTTCAACTTATTGTACATATCTCTATCCAGTTTTTGGCCGTCCATCTTACCACGCATATAAGATACTGCAAATGAACAATAATTAATTATATCTTTGTAAGTATCTTCGAGTGATTCGAAGTTTGGTTCACCTTGACTTTCTAATATAGATTGTGCGCGATAGCACTTACCTTGAATTATATCGTGTATGCTATCAACACCACGACGATAATGCATTGCTTGAGTTACATTCGAATCTTTATTCTGATAGTCATCAGACTTTTTATTCTGTAATGCAACACATTCATTTAATACTCTAACCGATTCTTTCAATTTCATCTCCATATACAAAATGTCTGTTATCTAGATCTATTATACACTGATCTATCATGGATGTAAACATTTTATTTACATTTATTCCACACTTAGAGAAATGTCTTTTTTCAGGCATTAACTCTATCTTTTTAATTCTACAAGCACCATACTTGGTTTCAACTAAGTCTCCAACATATATGATGTTATCAAACTTTACAATAGATTCAATCATTTCTTTAGCCATTATTTAACTCCTTGTTCTGCTGCTGCATCAAAAATGATTTCATTCATGTGCTCAGCCATTTCGTTTTCTACTTGTGTCCATCTTTCAGCAGTAACAGGATAAGAATATCTTGAAGTGTTAATTGGTACAAAACCAAAGAAAGATTTAAATTCGGATCTTCTATTCATAAGAGCGTTATTAAAAAGATCATACAATAAGTTTTGAGCTTTTCTAAACTTTTCTAATTGTTTATTTTTTGATCTTGAAAATTGGACTTTACCTTGAAAAGGTAAGAGCTCGTTTAGCTGATCAGCTAAATTCTTGAAACCTGAGTTAATTCCCCAGTCGTTTGTAAATAATTCTAATTGTTTGTCCATAAGAAACTCCTCTTTTTTAATCTTATAGTAATATTATACCATACTTTTTTGCAAATGTACACAGTTATTTTCACTTTTTTTCATTTTTGTTATTAACATGTTAATTAAACATAAAAACAGGAAAAAACCAACCTTTGTCGTTACTGTCTATTAAATTGTCCATAACTCTTTTAGCTGGAAGTATATCAATATATTTGTGTGATAGAATATCACCAATAATATATTTTCTTTCTATTTTAGGATGAGTATAAAATAAAAAATAGTCTAATTCTCCAATATTAATCGATTCTATTAATTGATTTTTAGATTTAGCTTCTTTAATATTGAAATATTTAGACGAAATCCATTTAACATCTATTTTGCCTAATCCTTTAATAATAAAATCATGTCTCCATTCATGACTATTTTCATTTACATATTGATGTTTTTTAAGCCACCATTCAAGTAAAAGATAATCGCAGTTTTTATAATCATTATTAGGATTATACGTACCTTTAGCAATTTCGCCATCTCTAAAATTAATAAACTCTTGTGTTACTTCAATATTACGAGTTATTAAATTAGATATTTTTATAAACGTATTCAAGTGCACGATCGGCTTCCTTTTCAAGTGGTCTGGATTTATACCAATTACCAGTTTCATTATCAAGTTCTCTACATAAGGAAGTGATTTCATGTGCAGAGATTGGGTATTTATTTTTAATAGCATTACCAGCAGTAGCAACCATAATTTGATACATTTTATGATACCAACCAGTGCTACTTATCATTCTATATTCTTTTTCTAATTGTCTTGGAAAGAATGGACAGTTTTTATATGATGACCAATTTATATTAGTATTATCTAATTGAGATTTACGATGCTCGATGATTTCTTTTTGCATATCTTCTGGTAATCTATCAAAGAAACTATTATTAGACTTTTCTTTATAAGGATATTTGTTTAGTAAAGTATCAGGGTTGATAAAATCACCGCTTCGAGAAAAGATAAAATTAAAAGCATTATCATATTTTGCTGGTACATAATACATGCGAGAAAGATCTTTGGTTTGCTTATCTCCCAGATCTCCAAGTTCTGTTTGAAGAGCATACCAAAAGTGTCGTATTTTTTCATGTTGTATATTCTTTGTAAGTGGAAAGACAAGCCTAAACTTTGGAAAAGATTCCAGGCTGCTAGCAGTAGAGTAGCAAATAAAGCGATACTTACTAAAACGATTTGATAAAGCACTTTGTAGGTCTCCTGTAAATTCAAAGTCATCAACATCAACTGCACACCAGCCTGCCCACATTGTAACATTATCGTTAGCTCGTGTGGTATCAGGCTTAAATTGCGCAGGTGACATTAATGGTGCATCTTTTTTAGATTTTATAACTCGATTAGATAGACCATACAATGCTTGTTCAAAGCTGTTAAAGTTTTCAAATGTTAACTTTTGTTTAGTCTTATTATCAAATATACTATTAAAAAGAGTCAGTGATATTTCCATGATTTCCCTTATGTGTAGGACCTTCCCAACCTTCAGGCTTTACCAAATCTGGTAAACCAAGAGGATTAGGTCTGCCTTCTTTAATGCCAACTTCTTTTGACATATTTGCTTTTAGTACTTCGTCCCAAGCTTTATTAGCATCAACACCAAATACTTCTAATGTGCCAATAGCAAAGACACACATATCTATAATGCCATCAACCATCTCTTCTTGATCTTTATTTTTAAATGCTGCTTTAGTTTCATCTAGTTCTTCTTGCATCATTTTAATTCTAAAATTCATAAACTTATTAAGTCTAGACCAATCAGAATTCTTTTCTTTTTTCATCCATTCGTCTACGCCATATTTCTTATGCATGGCTTGCATGTCTTTAAACCAGTTCGTACTCATACGAAAAAATCCTCCAGTGTTGCTTGTTCTTCGGCTGACCAGCCGATTGGGTTAAGTATTAGATTTAGTGGTTCGATAAATGTTTTCTCGAATTGTAAATCATAGTTAATATAATTATGTAGTTTTAATTCTTTAGGCAATACATCTTTAAACGATACTACATTCTGTTTTATAGAGTTTGGTAGTTTTAAATATACAAATTTAATTCTATCGCCATTTTGAATAAGTTCATATTTATTATTAAGTTTATTTTGTTTAAGATAATAATTGTGTAGCAATGAACCACGCACATGTATTGGACAGCTTTTCTTAAATATAGTTTTTCTATCATGCCAATCTGTTATATTACTAACTCCACGTGGAAAAGCTACAGCTTCTGGATTTAAACTTTTAAATTCAGCTTTAAATTTTGCAATGAAAGCTTGTGTTTCTTTTTCGGTGCCAGATATTATAAGCTTAAATGCCTCTTTAAATTTATTACGTACAATTTCTGGTGTAGAAGACTTAATAGCTTCAATACCCATAATCTTAAGTTTAGGTTCAGCATATTGTACACCTTCATTATTGTGTACGTTAAGTATATATCTTTTCTTTGCAGTCCATATACCAACATCTGATATTGCTTCTCTTGCCATAACCATTCTGTTTTTATATGCATTGTGCATTTTAAAGAATTCATTATAAGCTTTAGCAATTGCTGGTTCGAAGTGATCTTTACAAATTTGGTCTAAGAATAAAACTGGATTATTTGGTGCAAATTTCTCTACCAATGGTCCAAAGTTAACGTATAAAGAATCGGTATCAATTGCAATTACATAGTCTGTCATATATATTTCAAGTTGCATATAAATCTGAAATCCTGGTTTTTTTTCAAAATGTTTAGTATAATACATTTCTTTTTCTTTATCATAATGTAAATTGTGTTCAGGATCGTTAAGAATTTCTATGTGACGTTTTTTATTAGTTATCCATTCTATACCTTTTTTATGAATATTTTCATCTAAAACAGCTGGTAGTGAAGTTTTACGCCAATTTATATTAAGTACATCATTTAATTGAATATTCATTGTTGTTTGAGCATGTTTAATTGCTTTTTGACCAGTAAGTGTTACACCTTCAGCAAGTGCTGGCCTAAAGTATAAAAAATGCTTATTAGCAAGAGCACCATATAAACTATTAAGTAGAATTTTAATAGCCATTTGTCTGTTTTCTAGATTGTTTATTTCTTTATCTAATTCAAATGTATAACCTTTTTGCATTTCAGATTTAGCAGCTAACATCATATTTTTAACAGACACACGTTCATCATAATATTCTTCAATAATTTTTGGAAGTACACCTTGAAAGTCTTTACGATAATATGTTTCATTTGCGGCTCTTGCAAGTTCTTCAGGTTGTTTTGGATATTCGACTATTGTTTCTGGTGACATATTATTTTGCACAATGATATTAGGATATAGCGAATTTAAATCAAATGATACTACCCATTCGTATTTACCTGGGATAGGATCTTTAACATAACCACCAGCAATATTATGCGATTTACCTTCTGCACGAAAAGCAGGCGATGGATTTTTCTTTGATGTTTCGGTAGCACCTATGATTTGATAGTCATCATATTTTTGTGTAAGTGGCGTTATGATTTTATTTTGATAAAGCTTTCTGAAAATAATTGATTCCCATATAGCAGTTACACCAAATGTGTCTTGAAAATTAACACCACCTTTGTAGGCCATAGTTATAGCCAACGTAATAAGTCCAAGTTTTTCTTCGAGTCTATCAACTAATTGAACATCTTTCATATTATAATCAATGTACTTTTGATAATCATCTTTATATAGATTTTTAAGTGAACCTGATTCTTCATATGAAAGTTTCTTTTCACCAAGTACAACATAAGCAATATGATTCAATGCATATGATTCTTGTGGACCATAAGTGTAACCAAACTTTTGAAACAATTCCATATAATCTAAAGTTTGAATACCAGGAATTTCATAAACTAGATTTTCTCTGCCACGATACATAACCTTTCTAGGTTCTGGTATTTGTAAACCATATGGTGAAAACTTGTGTAAGTATTCTATACCTAGTACTTGAGATGTACGATTGATTACGTAAGGTATATCGAAGAATCTTGTATTCCAACCTGTAATGACATCAGGTGTAATTTCGGGATGTGACCAGAATTCTATAAACTTTTCAAGTAGTTCTTCTTCACTATTACATTGAGTATATTTAACATCACTTATAAGCGCTGTTTTAGTATCAAAGTCACCATAACCCCATACATGATATGTAGAGAACTTACTAGACTTGTACGATATCGATAATATTTTATGAGCTGCTTGATCTGGATGAGGGAAGCCATCATCATAATCTGTTTCAATATCAAATGTACCAACGTTAATTGCTCTACGATCAAATTCAATATCATTTGGAAATTTATCCATTACGTATTGAGAAATATATCTTTTATTACCATAAATTTTTCTACCTGAAACTTCGAGGTTATCGCGTAACCATTGTCCAGCTTCATACATACTTTTAAAATTTATTGATCCAACATTATGACCATCAATACTTTTGTAACCAGTTTCGTCTGGTGTAGTAACATAGAACTTTGGTTCATAATGATCTTTTTTAGTAACTCTATCGCCATTAGATGAATAACCGCGATAGTATATGTTACTTTTAAATCGATAGAGGTTGGTATAAAATGCCATTAATAAGCTTCTCGTTTAGGTGGAGTCCAAGGTGTGTCGCCGTGGGTTAAATAATAGTTGATTAATTTATCAACATTGATGTTATATTTTTCAAGGTCAGATTTGTGATCCTGAAGATATTTAATTTTGTGATTGTAATCCGGAAGGGATTGAAAGTGTGAATAGATAACTGATAATTTTGATGTTGTCAAAGTGATTCTCCTCATTTTTATAGTATTATTATACACTAGTTTTGAGTAAATGTACACCTTTTTGTTATTAACATGTTAAATAAATTATACAGCAAATGATTCTCCGCAACCGCATTGAGCTGTTGCATTAGGATTTATAACTTTTAGGTATGATCCACCAAATTCTGTTACGTAATCTACAGTGCAACCTATAACAAACATTTCTGCTGTTCGGTCTAGCACTAAAATGTTTTCAACGAGTGTACCTTTTTCCAAATCATTGGTCATGTTCCACTCGTATTGAAAACCTGAGCAACCACCGCCATTGACTGCAAGATAAGCATATTTTTTATCATGCGCTTTGGCGGTGGTGCTTAAATAGTTTCTAGCATTTTCTGTTAAAGTTATCATTTTGGTAATGATGCATCTATCCCTTTAACATATTTATTCATGCTTAGTAGTTCTCCAACAGAATATTTACCATTAAATGGTTTAATATCGCCGTTCATAACTTTCTTTTCAGTATCTTTAGCGATAAGCGCAATGTTATCTGGCATATTAGTATATGGTGCCATTTTTACCATTCCACTTTTCATATCACCCCAAGTATCTGACTTTTTCCAAGTGCCGTCTATAACCTGGCCAACTCTTTTGATATAGTACGGAGACCAATCATCAATAATAGCTGTAAGTTGTGCTTTTGGAGCAAACTGATACATGTTACTTGCTTGACCGAATGCATACACACCTTGTTGTTGAGCAACTTGTAGTGCAGCAGGACTATCAGTATGTTGTGTAATAATGTCAGCACCTTCACTAATTAATACCTTTGCAGCATTACCTTCTTTAACTGGATCATACCAGCTATTAACCCACACCACATCAATATCAAAGTCAGGGTTTACACTTTTAGCACCTAAGTAAAAAGCATTAATACCTCTTACAACTTCAGGTATTGGAAAAGAAGCAATGTAACCTGCTTTACCAGTTTTACTCATATGACCAGCAATTACGCCTTGAACATATCTACCTTGGTAAAACATACCAGAATAAACTGACATATTATTATTAGTCTTATAACCAGTAGCATGCTCAAACTTAATATTTGGAAATTCTTTAGCGACTTTTAACATTGGTTCCATGTAACCAAATGAAGTAGCAAATATGATATCCATACCTTCTTTAGCTAAACCCCTTATAGCTCTTTCAGCATCTGGACCATATTTAACACTTTCCATATATGTAACTTCTACTTTATCACCATAAGCTTTTTCAACAGCTTGGCGCCCCTGGTCATGCATATAAGTCCAACCGTGGTCGCCCACTGGTCCGATATATACAAACCCAACTTTTAATTTATCAGCAAATGCCGAAAAACAAAACAAAAATGCCAGTGTCGCCACTGACGCGATGGTCTTCATATTCATTATTATCTCCTGTTATCGTACTCTAGAAACAGAGCCGTTTGGTTTTGCTAGGAATGCTTCAAAGGAAACATCCGGGTAGTCTTTTTGTAATGATAAAAACATTTTTAAATTAGACATAGCATCGTCAAATAATCTTATTCTTTTATATATTTTCTGATCTAAGTATTTTTTAAAAATAATTTTTTTATTATCTGCAGCTGGGCCTGAACCTAAGTTGCCAGCTCTTTCAACATAGATTTTATCTATGTCAATTCTTTGATTTCTAAATGTATCTAGGAATGTTTTCTTATTATCAAAGTTAGGTCTTGCTGTTACGATAATAACTTTAGACCCTGCTCTTGTAGCATTTTTTAAAATTGCTCTAACTTTGTTAATCATTCTTGCAATTGGCGTGGACGTCTGCTTAAATACCTCGGCGTTTTTGAATTCTCCGAAGTCGTAATCTTCACCAGGTTTTTTCTTATACGTGTTAAATTCTTGGTTATCCAATTTTTTAACGATTTTGCCATTTTTTACTACATGCACTTTGGCTTTAGTTATAAACATAGTTTCATCTATGTCAAATATAGTTAAACCTTTTCCTGCAGCCTCTTCTAAATATGTTTTAAAATTAATCATTATAGTTATTATACCATAGTTTTTTGCAAAAGTAAAGGATTATTTTACTTTATTTGCTATTATTTGTATATATCTTATTAATATGATCTTCGAATTCTTCAACTTTTTGTAGTCTATTAGGCCAGAGGATATATTCTTTTTCTGGATTTTTCTTTAAATTTGATAACAAAGGCATTATTGCATTATAAAGGTTGTCAAGCGTATCTTGCTTGGATGTTAATAAGTGTTCTTTACCACTAACTTCTTCTTGTGTTTTCTTCACTACATCTAATTCATCTTCAGTTACTGCAGTAAAACCAAAATCAAAGTCTAAGTCAGACATTAAGCTAATGCTCTCATTCTTTTAACTAATCTTCCAGCTCTGTTTGGAACTTGTCTATACCACGCAGAGTCTATCATTTCATCTGCTGCCTTATTCCAATCTTGTGCATCAACGCCAGCTTTCATACCTTTAAACTTTGAAAGTCTAGGTCTTCCCATATTAAACATCATGTTAGCAATGATTAATTGGACTTCTTCTGGCAAGACATTAAATCCGTAATATAATTGCTCACAATCTGCGAGCACGATTTGGACGTCTGAATTGAAGGCTTCAATGACTCGATCTTCTGAGACAGCAGTTCCAATTTCTTGTCCGTGTTCTGGATCAGAATCAATAACCAAATGCCCAATCCCAAAAGTGGCATAACCCAAGTGATCGTTGTAAATTTCATATTTAACTCCTTCATCCAATTCAAGTTCTTTTCTTAACTGTTCTATATTCATTCTATATCTCCTTATAAAATACTATTTATAATAAAAAAGGCGAGCACCGCTCGCCTGATTTAATTTGTATACAATACTAATATCTTTCGTATTCTTTAGCAGTTTTTTTATTTAATTGCATGATGATATGCTTTAAATCTTGATCTTTGCCATAGAAACCAAGTTGCTGTAATTCTCTTGCTACGTGCGCATTTGCAGCCATTTGTCTACCTACTATGATAGCTCTTAATGTTTTTTTAAATGCGTTAGCAATGAATTCGCACACTTGACATGTGATATTGTAAGTTGTAGTTAAAGTTGTCATTTAATTTTCCTCGTTAATTAATTGTAATTTTACGAGGTCGCTTCTCTTCTGGTAGGACTACCTTTAGTTGAACAGATAATATTCCATCCTGAATGTCTGCACCGTCTACTTCCGTATATTCGGACAGTCTAAATGATCTTGAAAACTTTCGAGCACTAATACCTTTATGGACGTACGCGTCTTGTTCTCTACGCTTAGGTCTATCACCAGTAATATTCATAACGTGGTCTTTTACTTCAATATCAATATGATCTTTTTTAAAGCCGGCTACGGCCATCTCAATTTCATATTTCATATTGTCGTGTTTGACTACATTATATGGTGGATAAGTATCTTTCGCATGGCTATGAATATTTTCTAGCTGGTCGAAAATGTGATCGAATCCCAAGAAAGCGTTTCTTGGGTAAATAAAGTTCTTAGTCATAATTGCCTCCTATTGACTAGCAAGGTT